CTGTGGTGCTCTCTCATTTATCTCTACTCGGTGTAATTCAGCCATATCTCTCTGTTACTCTTCTTGTGGTTGTTGTGATGCCATGTACTGCTCTTGTGCAGCATTGATAGCAGGTGCTACAGCAGGTTGACCTAACTTCATCATCATCTCTTGTTGTTGTGCCATCTGCATAGCTTGTTGAATTTCTTCTTCTGTCTTGATCAATCCTTCAGTCTCGATACCTAACGCTGTAGCTCTTCTTTTGAAGTAGTCAGATACATTAACATATTCTGCAACTGCTTGTGGACCAACGATTTGATTAGCTCCTGCAAGGAATAGATCAAGCTTTTGTAAATCATTACCTCGTCCTAGTGCTTCAACACCAGTAACAATAGTAGGTTTAACAATGTCTTTAGGTAACTTAGGAAGTCTTCCTTCTTTCCCCATCCTTGCCATTAACCTAGTAACGACAGGCATTTGAAACTCTTGTGACAATAAAGAATACAAACCACCAAGTGCAGCTTCCAACTCTTGAGATAACATTCTTATCTCCTCTGCTGTTACTCGTTCTGCATCTCTGACTACACCACTGTTAAGTAGGAAAGCTTGAGATAGTCTATCACTAATCCCATTCATTACTCCTTGTGCAGTACGGAAGTCATTGAACTTGTTAAGTTGTAAGACAGATACATCTCCATCACTACCTTGTACAATTGCACCGTTAGGAGATTCAGATAAAGTCTTAGCTCTGGTTGTACCGTTAGGATTAACCATGAACAATACCTTAGCTGCTGCTGCACTACCTTCGACTATCGCTTTTGTTAACGACTCTAAAGATTTAAGATCACCAATGTACTCCTCTACAAATCCACGACCGTAGTCTTCACCATCTATCCTTGTATATCTAAGAGGTAGGAACGGAGTCTTCTCGATAGGATACCTACCCTTTGACTCTTCAATAACAATTCCTTTTACATCTTGTTGTACTACAAATTCATTACCTTCTCTAACTACAGAGGTGTACAAGTCACAGCTATTCTCTTTCTCTTGACGATATACTTCCTCTCTTACAGACTCAGGTAACATCATTGGAGCAACAGTTTCTTTAATAGCTATGTGTGTTACATTGCCCATTGGGTCTCTCTTTACACAGTACCTATCAAGTCTGAATACTCTCATCCCACCTTCATCAGGTAAGTATAACAAAGTATTACCTGTCACTAATAGATTCTTTAACGCTTCAAACACTCCTACTCGAAATGCTTCTACTTCTACTTCTTGAGATACACTTCGTTCTACATCTGCTAGTGCTTTCTCTAAGTCAGATCGTAACTGCTCTCCTCCCTCTGGTCCTAACTCCTGTTTTGCTTTATCTAATTCATACCTGTCAATAACAAGACGAAAGAATGGAGCGTTAGGTGGTAACAGTGCTAACAGTAATTTAGACGCTAAGTTGTTAACTCCTCTAGCTCCTACTCCTTGATATGGTGTGTAGTACTTAGTAGCGTGACTATGACCATCAGGCGGCATTATGTAAGGAATAGTCAACTCAGATGAGGTACGACCTCTATCTAAGAAAGACCACCTTTGATTCTCTAAGGAGTGGTATAGACCTTGTGCTGTTTCTTGCATATTACTCAGGCTCAGGTGAAGTCCACTCGTCAGTCGCCATGATAGTTAGTATTTCTGAATGGGTGTACTCGGTCTTACCGCTTAGAAAAGAAGGAGTTGCATCGGAATCAAATTTGACAAAAGTCTGTGTACCGTCGAGTGAGTAGCGAAGTGTGTTTTCTGAAATTTCTTGAACTTTTGAAAAATCTACTGAATCAACTTCATCCGAATTTATAATAACATATTTCATTAGCTTATTGTTGTGCTGTAAGTTGCATTACTGCCTGTAATATTTGCACCACTTCCTCCTGAGCCACTAACTGTCGATGCGTTTACTACAGTTCCTATTACATCCGTATTACCTGGAGTACCCCCACCTGAATCAGTATCCCCCGCAGAATCTCCCATTCGATACCAAGCAACCAAATTAGCGGATATATTGTTTAAATTAACAGCATTGCCAGTCGTATAACTATTGTAAATACTACCAACATCGGTAGCTGTTAAAACACTATTCCAAATGCCTAGCTCGTCTATATGACCATTATAGTATTCTGATCCGCCATAAGATGAGCGACCAAATAAATGACCACCATAGGTTGAATAAGTGTTTAAAGTAAAATTATCGACAGTTGAGTCAAGAGAGCCATTAACATATACTTTAGCGACTACATTCGACCCACTTCCGCTAACTGTAAGAACCCCATGATACCACGTTGAATTGTTGAGGGTTTGACCAGATGAATTATACCCTACAGCGTAAGCATTAAATGTTAAATTATTATTAGCGTTAAAACCAAACGCTCTGTATTTACCACTAGATGCCTCACCCCAAGAAACTAAAGCGTCCCAACTAGCAACTCCACTTCCACGATTGAACCAACAGGCAATCGAAAAATCAGTTTGTAAATTTAATGAAGAATCATTAGCCGATAAGCTATCATCTGTGCCATCGAAAAAAGCCGACAGGCTATTACTAATTCCTGTGTAACGAACTCCGTCACTGACATACCCTCTCCAATTCGTGCCGTCCCAAATGATAACATTCTTCGTGTCTGTTTCAAATAATACATCGCCATTCGCTGGAGAACCAGGGCGTGTGCTTGATGTGCAAGTGCTAAATGTACTCATAATTGTGTTTAAGAATCGTTGTTATAAATGTACCAAGCACTTCCATCATAAACATACAGATCGTTCGTGTCCGTGCCGTAAGCATTAGTAACTTCTCCACTTGGATTGCTTGGTGTACTTGCTAGAATGTTAGCTTCAGTATCTCTTGTTGTTACATTGTAGGTAGCTACTGCATTTAAAAATGTTCCGCTAATATTTGCTGTTGTAAATCCACTAGAAGCTAAAGTAATTCCTGTGACTCCAGCATTCGCTGAAGCTGGGTTGGTCAGTGTAAATGTAATTACTGTATTTGAACCTGTTGGTATACTTTGACCGCCAGCGACAGTAAGAACTAAAGTACCGCTAGACTGAGTCCATGATCCACTTGAGCCAAAGATTGCCGCACCAGTACCTCCAACTGTTAATGAACCACTATCAGATGTTTGTGATCCTGTGAGTCCAGCTAGAGTTAAAGTAGAACCAGCACCTATTGCGGCTGATGGGTTAACTGTAAAAGTTAGAGTGTTTGTACTCCCTATTGAAGTCTGTCCATTCTCAAGAGTAGCAGTATCAAAAGTCTCAGGAGGTACAGTAGGACTAGCTACTACTCCAAAAGAAAATGTAGGAAGAACGAACATTCTTAGGAAGCTGTGTCTCCAGCTAAAACAAAGGTGTCAGCAGCATAAGCTACTATACTAGCTACTCCGAATTGAGCATTAATCTTCGTGTGAGACTGTCTGTTGTTAATGGTAGTACCTGAAGTACTAAAGCTAACTTGCCCAGCACCTTTCTGAACGAACGAACAATTAAACCCAGCACCCAATCCACTAGGTACAGTTACAGTTACTGATGATCCATTATTAAGGACTACTACTTTTCCATTATCACTAGCTAATAAAGTGTATGCAGTTCCTGTTTGATCATTTATACTAGCATCAAATCCTAAGATTGCAGTTCCGTCAAAGTTACCGTCTGTTAATTCACCTGCACTGACTGATTGTAAGGCACTGTCTGCTGTAGCTCCTTGAGCGGCTGTTGCGTAGTCTGTACTTGCAGTTGTTGCTGCTGTTCCTAATCCACTAATGTCTGTGTTACTGAGTGTTACTGTACCTGTCCTTCCTGCTACTGATTGAACAGGTGCAAGGGTCATTAGGTTAGTTGCTGTTACCTTTTTAGTGGTAGCTGTACCTGCAATGTCATCCACAATAGCCAATACATCAGCACCATTAGGAGTAGCCAGGTTTGAAAGTTCCGTTATCTTCTTGTTAGCCATTTTATTTAATTATCTATTTCGTTGTCTATTGTGATGCGGTCATTATCCTCAGTCAATAACGCTTGTAGTAACTCAGTAAGTAACATCTCATCTCGTTCATCAAAAGCATAGGTCTCCCCAAACTCAGGACGGATGAAGTTACTAGGAGCAATGACAATGCCATTCGGTTTCTCCTGAGTAGCATATGGATAAATCAAAGACATCTAATTAAAGAGAGTCTGTAGTACCTGTAGCGAATACACTGTAAGTACCATCTGTTCTAGCAGATAGATTAGCTCTTATCTTTTCGTAGTGTCCGTGATCATCTCTGACCATTACTGCTCCATCTGCTGTTACTACTTCAGAGTGAACAACATACCAAGCACCACCGATGTAGGCTTCTATGTCTACTGTACCTCCTGAAGTTACTGATGAAGAAGCGATTACAAAGGTCCAACCCTTAGAACGCTCTACTGAGAATGAACTGCCAGCCCCTGTAGAAGTAACAGATGATAGCAAAGTCTTTTTTGAGAGTGTGCGAAGCATGATAATATATAGTTATTAGTTAATAAAAATTTGTTAAGACATATTAACACCAGTACCGCCTGAAGTACCACCTAGTGTAGGTCTAGCAGTTCGTGCTAACTGAGCTTGTGCTCCTCTTCTCCTCTTCTTAGGCTGTGTTTGTGCTACGGTTACTGCTTTCTTCTCTTTCTCAGGTGCAGGAGGGATAGGTGCTGGAAGTGGAGGAGGAGGAGGAATATCTGGTGTTGACATACACATAGTTAGTCTTTTGTTAAGATGTTTTGTTGAAGCTGTTCGTTATAAGTTTGTCTTAGAAATCTAATTACAGACACTTGTCCACTTTTAAACCAAACATCTTTTTCTGTGTTCGTCAAGTCAGGACATTTATCAGGAAATAGTTTCTCTAATCTTTTAACTAAAGTTTCACTTATAGCTGGTAGTAGTTCTTCTTCGTTATTCATTTGTTTATATAACTCCTGTCATCTAGTTCTTGTGGTAAGTTACCTTTATTAATTTGATCCTCGGTCCACAGGAAAGCACTGGCATTCCACAGTATAGCACCTGCGTGATCTTCCTTGTCATCTCCTTCATTCAACGCTAACAGATGTCTATTCATACTATCTATTAATCTACTTAATGGGAATCCGTTGTGCCAGTTGTTGTCTCCGTAGAGTCTTCCTCCGTCTTCAAATCGTTTGGCAAGGGATCGAAGGGCGATTGGAGGAATAAGGCTGAATCGTCCTCGTCCAGTAGCCCTGTCACGCTGTGCACCTGTGATGTAATTCTCCTTTTGTCCGTGGTTTGGTAGTTCTTCGGTGTCCATAATTTTGTTATTTGTTTTTGTTTTTTATTGTATTGTTCTTTTCTTAGTAGTCTTGCCATCCAAGCATTTGTTAAAGCATCCTGTTCTGTCTGTCCCTTCTTCTCATACAAAGCAACAACAGATTCCCAAGTGTATCCGTTATCATTCAACCATCTCTCAGCTGCAACAGGACCAACTCCTTTGACTCCACTGAATCCATCTGTAGAATCTCCCATCAATGTCTGTATCAAGTGGAAGTTATCTGCTTCTTGTTCTGTAGGTTCGTGGTATTCTTTTTTGTTATAGTCATAGAATATTCCTGGTACTCCTTTGAAGTCCTTGTCTATAGATACTATTACTCGCTTGTCTTGTCTGTTAGGTCTTTCAGTAGCAAGGATACTTAATATATCATCTGCTTCTATGTTAGCCCACAGTTGTGCGTCTAGTTCATTGATCATCCATTCCTTCATAGGTTTTAAGATGACAGGTAGTACTGACTTTCTTCTATTAGACTTGTACTCAGGGAATAGTTTCCTTCTGAAGTTTGCTCTGTCACTTAACGCTAACACTACTTCATCAGCTTTGAGTAAGTCTTTGAATTGTTCTATCCTTCCAATGACTCGTTCCTTTGCTACTGTCATGTCTGCGTGTACAGTCCACAGCTCTTCTTCCCATTGTATATTTTCTTGTGCTATGATTGACGATTCAAATGCTAATACATCTGCGTCAATTAGTATGGTTGTTTTACTCATAGAATATGCTCCAGTTCTCTTGGTATTTTTTATGTTTTGATTTACTATCTGGTAGGATGTTTAACTTTAGAGTTACTCCTTTTATTTCTTTTCTCGGTATCATCCACCAAGTTTGCTCAGGTATAATATAACACCCGACAACATCTATTGTTTCACACATAGTATCCTTACTCTTACATCCTGATCCACTATTTATACAGTATGTATTAACAGATGACTTCCTGCTTGAAGCTTTGATCTGAACTTTTAAAGTACCTGCTGGACAAGTAACAATAAAGTCCCAAGGCATGGGTGTGGTAGGTAGGTGCGGTTCAAAGTTTCTTTCTAAACACTCTGTTATAAACCTAGATTCTGCTATCGCTCCTATTCGTTGTGTGTTTGATGAGGGCATAGGAAATGTTAGGTCAACTGTATCGTACAATTCGGCAACCTTCAAGTAGTAATCGTGTTCAAGCTCTAGTGTGTCTCTGCCCATGACTTACCTATCTTATACTCACCATCCATAGGACAGTTCAATTTTAAGTCTTTACCTGCTGCTTGGATTGCTTTGATTGCTAACTCTCCGTATGTCTCAGCTAGGTCAGGTTTAACTTCAGCTTGGAACTCATCGTGGATATTACCAACAAAAGAATATTCCCTACCGTGTTGCCATCCTAACTGCTGTAGTTTGTTGTGTAACTTTATCAGTGCTACCTTCATAACCACAGCACCTGCTGATTGAAGTAACATATTAAGTGCAGCGTGTTCTGATCTGACAGGTAATACTCTACCATCTAGTCCTGTTAAACAAGCAGATCGTCTGACTTTCTCCTCTATCTTTAACTTCAATATCTTTAACGCAGGTAAGTTAGACAGGAACTTCTTCTTTAAGATTGCTCCTTCTCTTGCTGAACCTTCCACTATCTGTCCAATCTTTGCGTCACCTGCACCGTACAAGAATCCATAGATGAATGTCTTAGCTTGGTCTCTCGTCTCTAACTTAGCAGCTTGTTGATTAACTGTGTGGATGTCACCCTCTAATATATTCCTAGCGTACTCACCACCATCCCAAATAGCTAGGTAGTGTGCCAGCATTCTTAACTCTAACCCACTAGCGTCCACACCTACTAATACATTACCGTTAAGTGGGATGAATAAACTTCTACACTCCTCACCGTACTCTGCTCTTGTAGCTGGTACTTGTGCTAAGTTAGGTTTGGAATGTGTACATCTACCTGTGACTGCACCGTTTGTATTGACTCGTCCGTGTAGTCTCTTATCTTTAACTAATTTAAGCCACCCATTCTCGCCTTCAGCCAAAGCTCCTAGTCTTTTTACGACTAACAGATACTCTAGCAGAAGCTTGGCAGCTGGGTGGTTTATCTTTTTAAGAGTAGGTTCATCCACCTTTATAGTCTTACCGTCTTCACTGACAGGTATCTCATATCCTAATTCTTCAAAGCGTTCTTTGATCTGCTTCCTGCTACCAGGATTGAAAGGTATGATCTCCTCCTTTACATCAAGTGCTTCAGCTTTGTTAACTAAGTTCTGTACCATACCTCTTTCTTTTAGTATAGCTTTTAACTTTGCTTTTGTAGGTGCGTTAATTACTTCGACTCCATCCATGTGTTCAATAGTTAATGCGTATCCCTTCGGAGTCTTCATCTTCTTAACGGTAGGTTCAAACATAGCTTGTAGTTTATCTTGTAGCTTTGCTCTTAACAGAATCAACTTTTGTTCTAACACTTCTGCTGCTGCTATATCAAACCCAAACCCTTTACTTTCCTGTAAGCGTATGATGTAAGCGAACCAATGTTCTATGTCTACCATCTTCTTACTAGGTTCTTTACTAAGGAAGTGTTCGTACAAGGTCTTGGTAACAAGGACATCTCGTTCACAGTACTTCTTCATCTCATCATTGTAGCTGTCCCAAGCATCCTCATTCTCTCCGTAAGTAAGCTTTAACATCTTACCCATCCTGTGTCCCCAAGCTTTCAAGCTGTGACTACCAATCATCTTAGGATCAAAGTCCTTTCGTTTGAAGTCATCCTCTCTAAGGTCAGGGTATATACACCTACTCATTACTAGTGTATCTTGTACTTGAGCTAATGGAGGGTAGAAGTCATACAACTTAGCTAACACAGGTAGGTCAAAACCTACGATGTTATGTCCGATGATCTTGTCAGCTTTAGCTAACATCCTTGTTCCTTCCTTTATCCCATCACCACTAAAGGTAATCATCTTACCTGCTATTGGATCGTAGATCGACAAGCAATGACAGACCTTTAGGTCACTCAGATTAGTGAAGTCCTCTATGCCGTTGGTTTCTATATCAAAGAATAGTATTTTCATTTGGTTGTTTTCTCCTTTAGTTGTATGCGTATATACTCTGTCTCTTGAGTGAAGTTAGACTCTTTGATAAAGCAAGATTTAACTGCTAATATTATAGGTGCTAGTTCTTCTTCGTAATTAATTATAAACTCACAGAGTATGTTTTCTTTTTGGTCTTCAATTATTATTAACATGATTATTAAAACGGATCGTTACCGTTGGTTGTTGTTTTATCTTTGAATACATTCTCATCTTCCGTGTACCTGCCACTGTCTTGATCATATAACAAGGTAGTAGCAAGCCCAGTCTCACCTGAGAATCTATTCTTTAAGACTCTTACTTTTGTTTCGTTATTGTTTTCTTTTTGTTGATTTCTCTCCAATCCTATTACCATATCACTGAGTTGTGGTATCGAATGACTACCTCTCAGGTCTGATAACCTAGTGACTCCACCCTCTTCATGTCCTCCACCATTCGGTGGTCTTCTAAGGTGAGACACTAACACCATTCCACATCCTGTCTCTTCCACTAAGCTTCTAAGTTGTGTCATTGTGTTATCAATTAACCGTCGTTCATCATCACCTTGGATACCACTAACCACAATAGATAGATGGTCAAGAAATATCCACTTACAACCTAATCCCTTGCACAGGTACTTGATCTTACTTAACAGGTTATCACTCTCCGTACTTCCGAAGTGGTCATAGGTATAGAAGTTCTTGTTACCCATTGTCTCATCGAATGCTTTCCGTAACTCCTCCTCCTTCAAATCATTCTCAAGGTGTAACGGTTTGTTAAGATGGATACCCATGATACCAAGTGCAGTTCGTCTGACTGATTCTTCCAGTGCTATATAACCTACTGTCTCTCCAAGTCCAAGGAGATGGTGACATACTTCACGACAGAACAAGGACTTACCTATCCCTGATCCAGCACAAAGTGTCACCAGCTCCCCTCTCCTCAGTCCATGTGTCATAGTGTTGAGTGAAGCATACGGATAGGGCTGACATTCAGAGGTGTCCTCCTTTATAACAGCTTGCCATATATCCTCACCACTAACTATCCCATCAGGTCTATACTCTCTAGCTTGCCATAAAGCTGTCACCAACTCCTCGCTACGCTTTGCCACTAACATATCGTTAGCATCTTTAAGAGGTAACTCTGCAATGTGTGCTTTTCCTGGTGTCAATAGTGCAGCACATTTTGCTGCTCCATCTCTTCCTGGATCATCATTATCAAAGCAGAAGATTACCTTCTCAAAGGACTCCAACCAATCGATAGCTTGTGATACATACTTCTTTGCTCCACCTGCTCCGTTAGGTACAGATACAACAGCCCACTTGTTACCGAATGCTTGGCTTACAGATAGTGCATCAATCTCACCTTCACACACTACTACTCTTCTTCCACCGCTACTCCAAAGGTGCTGTCCGTATAAGCCATACAGCTCTCCTTTGATTGAGAAAGTTTTGTTAGCGAATCGTAGTTTCTGTGCGACAAGTGCTCCGTTCCTACTCTTGTAGTTAGCTATGTGAACTGGTTCTCCGTTGTGTGTACCAATTTGATATCCCCACTTCTGACAAGTCTCCTTAGTTAAGTTCCTCCTAGCTATCTCCTGTGCTTTACCTGTGATAAATGAGGTGTCGTTATTAGTTGTAGGTATTGTCATAGTTTGTTGTCTGCCTCGACTGTATG